ACAGAATCCTCCGCTATACCTAATATTTTAGATATAGATTCGTCCCCTTTTATCTTCAGATATTTTTCTTTAGTAAGCTCTAACTGATCATACATCATCCTTGCTATTTCAAGCTTCTTTATTTTAGCCGCAAACTTCCTAACATTACTTAATAGGACAGGAAATTTCATAATGGAGGATAGATGCTGAACCTCCTGTGTATTAAAGAAAGAATCAAGACCTAGTTCTTTTGCTGCCGAAAGCATACTAGGCACATCTATTTCTGAAGAGTCATCCTTCTCTAATATATGCTTTACGCATGAAAAGATTACAGTATTGGAATCGTCCGTAAATGCAGTTTCTGAAACAAGGTCTGCTACATCATGGTATGCCTCTGCTCCGTATCTGAACATTCCAGAAAGCACAGCTCGTTCTGCTGGTAAATCACTTAGCATATTTATCTCCTACCTGTCAAGCAATCGTTACAAGTCCATCTTGCGGCGTTCTGCACCAAAGAAGGGACAATATTGAATTTATTAGAACACTTATCACATCTTACTTTCACCTTATTGGCAGGTGCTCTACCTCCTCTGAGCGGATTCAACTTTGACACCTTGTCCGTTTCTTCAGCTACCTTTAGTTCAGCCAACTCCGAATCCGAAAACTTCAGGCTTGAGTAAATCTCTTCAAACTTATTAGTTGAATCATTTACCTTCTTAGTATTCCCTGATTTTCTTTTACCTCTTCCTCTTCTTCTTTTCTTATTGGGCGTATTTCCCAGAACTTCCTTGAGTTCCTCTTCGCTAAGTTGAGATAGCAATTCCATTATTTTTTCTTTTTTATCCATGATTATTGATCTTTGCCCTTTGTAGGTTTACAAATAAGTCGCTTAGGTTTTTAACTGAAGTAGCTAGATAAGTCAGCCTATCTGCCCTTTGTTGGGCATAGACTTTAATATGATTAACCTTTGAAGCGTATCCGTCTTCTTTAACTGCTTGATTATATTGACTATCCCAAGATCCAGAATACTGACTTTCCCGTCCAGACACTATAGCTTTTATTGCTGAAGTGGCCCAGTTTACCCTAGATACCTCCCTGTTATAAGATCTCTGCAGATAAAAAGAGAAACCCCCAAGTGATAGAGCTGCCTCTGCGCACTGTTCTACCGTCAGCTTTTCCATGTTCTGATGCGGCATATTCATATACTTTTTAACCGACTGGTCATGAAAGTCAGAAGAATAGTTAGGAAGTCCAAGCCTTCCTTCATACTCATCTAATATGGAATCTATTTTCTCTAGCCGTTCCTGTGCTGTATTTTGTAGAGCCATTGTTCTTGATCCTCATTATGTGGTAACTCTATGTATGTTATATTATTATACTCACACCATTCTTGTTTTCTACTATCTCTTTTCCTCTGATTGGTAAAATCTTGAGCAGATGTATGGAATAAGGTGTTAAACTTATAGTGTTGCTGTCCGTGTACTTCTACTACTAGCTTAAGGGTGTTGATATAAAAATCAAAAAAGAGCCTTTCATTTCTAGTAATTGGAACAGCGACTTCTTCTAAAATCTGAACCGTCGGGAATAGGTCAACAAGAATGTTTTTTGCCCTTAGGTGTAACTTCGAGCGCGGCCTTGTGTCATTTGCCTTTGTTACATATCCTTGCAGTCCCCAATTGTGGGTTTCATTATTGAGATCCCTTATCTTCATTCAAAATTATTTTCTTCCTCGTACATGATAGACACAGTGGGTGTTATGAGCGTGACTCTTTTTTGATGGAAGATATCTAATAAGTGTTCAGACAAGGCTTCAGCAAACGACTCTAGGTCTTCAATGTCAACCTTCAGTCTGGGGTAGTTTATAATTGCTATTTCCCAGCCATTTTCAACGTACTCTAACCCGCAGACAAAGGAGGTTCTAGTTAGTCTGATGGGAATCATCATATTGTAACTATCTTGAAACTTTCCTATCTCCGAGCTTAGTTTGCTCTCATAGAAAGGAACACCATTAGGCTCATAAAGAGAACCTATATAAATCCTAAATTCGTATGTCTCTTTTGTTTTAGTCTTCACTTCCTAACCCCACCATAGAAAAAACATCTTTCTCAAAAGCAACATACTCCTCTGGGTTGTCTTCTAGGTACTTGGCTAAGTTTGCTTTACCTTGAATCTTTTCCCCGTTAGGAAGCTTCAGCCACGAACCCGCTTTGTTTATAAGTCCGAAATCAATCATCAAGTCGGCCATTTCCATTTCCTTCCATATTCCTCGCCCGTATCTAATGTGACTCTCTACCTTCTGCCCCGGAGGGCCTATGGCAGAGGTCGTGATCTGCCAGTGTATTGTTTGACCAATCTGAGTGTCCCCTTGCATTAGGGGAACGGCGTGGCTCGCGTGTAGCTTTACGTCAACCTGATACTTCAATGCGTTCCCTGACTTTTCTACCTTTGTTTTTCCTCTTCCAAACTTTTGCATGTTAGCCATAAGGTGGGTTATTCCAACCACAGTCACCCGATTGATTGGGAGAACATTAGAAATCCTTCTACAGAACTTAGCTAGTATTTTCTGTACGCTCATTACCTGATGGTCTGCAAGGTCTCCTGTCAACTCTGCTTCACTAGACAAGGCAGAGAAGGAGTCTACTACTGCCAAAGATCCGGGCTGAGTATGGACAATGTTATCAACAATACTAAGGTACTGTTCAGCGGATAAAATATTCCCCTCTGTAGAACCAATAATCTGCATCTTTTCAGCCTCAAGGTCTAGATCTGTAATTCCTTCTAGGTCTCTTTTCTTTAGACGACCCTCAATATTTGCATAGTATATTTTCCTTTGGTAATGCCTTTGCGCATTTGCACAGAAGGTTAAGGCTGTAACGGTTTTTCCGACCTTTTCTGGACCCGTCATAATAAACAGAGATCCTTCAGGCACTCCTCCACCTAGTGCGATATCCAGCTTAGGACCTACAGATAAGATTTCTAGTGGTCTTTCTGTTATTGAGGCTGGATCATGAAGTACGTTACCGTATTCTTTGATAATGTCTTTATTCATCTAAATCTCTTAGTCTAGAAATAATTGACTTTTGGGTATTGTTTGTCTTGTAACTAACCTCGTCTGACTCTTTAATATTATACTCTGTATCCTTCGGAGTATCGATGCTCTGATCCTTTTTTTCCTTAATAATACGGATCAAGAAAGGAGACCTTAGAGAATAGGTATACCAACAACGCCTATCTCTGAGTGCCGCTATAACGACTTCTTCCCCGAAATCCTTGATGAGACTATTCGCCAGAATTATTTGGTACTTAAAATACTTTTCCCAATCCTTGTCTTCCCAGAATTTGCGTGGGAGATCCTTTTGATCCTGCCTAGCTTTGCTTTCGCAAATGAGCTCCGTTACATACTGAGAAGCCGACACCCACCCTCCGGGAGAATACCTAGAGGGGTATCTGCTCTTGTTACTTGAATTCTTAGCCATTTTATTCTTTTATATAATGAACATAAGCTGACTTCCCAGTTGTTTCTGGGGTACCCTCTGATCTTGAACTGTCTGCCTTCTCTGAGGCAGCTTGGGTCATGATAGTAACACCATCCTTACCACTTGCAGTTTTACCTAACATTAGATTGTCTCCCACAACAGTTTGGCATTTTTCAATCTCTGCAAGATAGTCAACAACAAGCTCTTCGGCCCTACTTAAAGCCTCTGCTATTTTAGTTACATCTAGTCCGTTTTGAGACATACCCTGTATACTATACTTTTCGATGTCAGTAAGTTTTTTAGCGTTAGATAACTTCCCCATTACAATTCTCTTTCTGCATTGTTTAACCAAGCAATATTTTTAGTTTTCAAAAAATTAATGTAGTATTCAAATGTTTCTTTCTTAGACGACTTGTATATCCATTCTGGTATTCCGTGCCTTTGACGATGGGACATTCCTTCTGAGTAAAGCCCTATGGGATTAAAGAGCCTACCATACCTACCTCTTTTAAGATAGTATTTTGATTTTCCACTGGGAAAGATAACTTCCTTTGCGAACGCTTCGGACTTATCTTTTTTTTCCGGAGATAAGCAGGGAAAACCATCCTCATCAAGAAAGTCCTCTCCAGATTTCATTGTGTATACCTTTACTACCAAGTCTTCTTCTGTTAATTCCTCTTCATTGACCTTATTGGAAGTCATTTCTTTCTCCTTTTAATGTGCCTTCTTTTTTTAGACGGCTCTTTTTTAGTCCACTGAGTCTTATCTTCCGAACTGTTAATTCTACTCATTCCGGCAGGTAGCTCTCCTCCTCCTTGTGTCTTTTTCGTTTTTTGAGATTGTATCATATCCTCGGTCTTATTTGTTCCGTGCTTCTTGGTTTGCTTATCTGCGTAGTGTCCTATAGTTTTTGTTTCGGAGAGAGAATAGGCATAGGCCCCATAGACATCGTCTTCCCCATAGTCACGATTCACTGACTTGACCTTTTTACAAGAAGGACAACTTCTTTTCTCCTTGTAGCTTGAGATCTTACAAAAAATAGACCACGCTTCATTACAAGCTTCACACCTGTAGCTGTATTCTGGCATTTTTACTGTGCCCTTTATGTTAGAATGTTCTTACTCAAGATATTCTACCACGAGAACTATTGTCTTTTTGTATTCTCGTTCAATTTCCTTAGAATCTTTGCGATCACATCGCTACGAATGATATCGCAGTAATCGAGCTCGCAGACAGAAACTCCATCAACATCATACAAGGCGTCCATACAGGTCAAAAGCCCACCACTCTCAATTCCTAGGTCAGATTGTTGTAGGTCTCCGTTTATTACGGCCTTGGAATTTCTACCTATGCGAGTTACAAACATTTTAATTTGTTCAAAGGTAGCATTTTGAGCTTCATCTAAGATCATGAAGCAGTCATGAAAGTTTCTTCCTCTCATATACTCAAGAGGGCATAACTCTATAGCGTTTGAATCCCTATATGCTTCTACATTATGCTGAAGTAGATACATATTCATTTCCTCTAGAATAGGAATTAAATAGGGGTTTATCTTTTCAATTAGAGTTCCCGGAAGGTGTCCTAGTCCTCTTCCCGATTCAACAACCGGCCTAGTTATAATTATCTTACTTACCCTTTTTTCGAGCAAGCACTCGCAAGCCAGACCAACAGCCATACTAGTCTTACCAGAACCCGCAGGTCCAGAGCAAAAGGTAACATCTGAAGTAGCCATACACGTTACGTATGTGGACTGATTATCTGTTTTGGGTTTTAAAGTTCTTCGTCGTGCACTTTTGGGTGCTGGTTTCTTTCTACTAGCCATATAATTTCCTTATTTATCCATTCTAATATTTAATAGAGATTATCTTTTCCTTTTCTTCATCTAATGTTTTTTGTAGTGACTGCTGACATTCTGGGCAGTCTTTATAAAATCTATCAGCATGAGGAGACACAAAATGATGTACTCTTAAAATATCCGTATCTAACCTCTGTTGACCTGACATCAACAGGGCTAGACCTTGATATACCTTTGCTTTAAATTTTTCGTAATCCTCTTTAACTTCTAGAGCTTGGGACCCTGAGTCTTTAGTACAAAGGGTATACCCAACCACTAGGATTGCAGTAAGGTTTAACAACAACAAGAATGTTATTAGCTTATTGCTCATCTATTCTCCATATATTAAGTGTTGCTTTTTTCTTACTGACAAAAACCGTTTCTAAAGACATACGGAGAACCCTCTATCTCTGCTTGTGTCGGAGGCGTTGTGGGAGGATAACATTCACACATCCCCGGTTCTGGGGCACTCATACAAGTGCTGGAAGCTAAGTTAACTGACCATTGATTAAAGAAGTTATGCCAGTAATAGGTACATTGACCATCACAGCTGTAACCACCAGTGCCGCCGCCACAACCATTTGTATCTCCCGATACTAATAAGGAATCAGTCGTACCTGTAACGGTTGGACCAAGTCTGATACCATTACAATAATAAGTAGCGGTATATAGATATTGACAATCTTCGCCTACAAGACCGGTTCCGTATCTATCTCCCGAAAAGTTAACATCTTCTATTACGTAGTTTCTACCTGTTTCGGGAGCTGAAGCTCCAGTCCAAGTCACTTGAATTCCAAGCAATAAGTCAGGACTAGGCAGTGTTTCGAGACAGTCTCCACAATATTTAAAAGCCGAAGCTGAAAGACTTAATTCGTCCTGAGGGACAGAGCTAACCCCGAAAGATGATCCTTTGGCATAAGCCGGGAATAAAAACCCTGATTGTAAGCACTCGTAGTGAACCAGATCATAATTCCAAGCGCAATCAACTCCGCTCACTGCACCACTATGCTCCCCGGAGAAATTAGCATTAATGACATACCAGTTTCTGTCATTCGATGCAGCTCCCGAATAGCCCGTATAAGCCACCCAATCACCACTACCCACTCCGTCTAGGTTTTCTGCGTAGTATTCTCTTCCAGTTTCCCAGACTCCATAACATTCTCCTGATTCATCGACACTCTTGTCGCAGCAATACCAGTTTAGATTAGCATTGGGAACCTTCTGTAGGTAAGTATCGCAAACAACACTCGTAGAACTAGGTAGAACAGCACAATATCTAGGGATGTTGTTGGAGGGCGCTGATGAATAGCAATTGCCCTGTTGAACAGCCGCTTTTCCTATCTCAAGCTCTACCAGCGTGACATCATAACCGCAGCAGTCTGCATTCCACGCACCGACACTCTTAATTCCCCACTTCGTTGTACCTGTAGACTCTGGACAACAACCTGTTGAGTATACGTTTGCCATAAAGTCAACGTTGGGAAAGGCACCCGCCTGATTTTTTAGAATTGCGAGAGTGTTACCTCGTGACTTCTCTGAACAAAAGCAAGGGTCTGTTTCAGAGTTGGTCAAGAAAGTTCCTGCCTTTTGGAGATAGTAAACCGTTCCTCCATAGCATCCGACAAGATCTGCAGAACCAAATGCACTACCGCTACAACTGGGTTCAAAGAATGTTCCCACAAAATTATCCGGTCTGTCAGGATTGAACTTAGAATCGTTGGGGGGACTGCAATTCCGAGGGTCATTCCATACGCCATTGAGTTTGGGATAACAGGTACTGGTCGATCCGGGAGAAGTAGGTCCGGCTCCATTAAAACCTGAGCCTAAGAACTTGAGTTCCCACTTGAGAGCCCGAGCACCCATAGGAGGGGGATTAACCATCCCTCCCGGTACTCCGTCTATCTGATCTTGCATATCTTGTCCGCAGCCACGAGCCGCTGCATTTCCGTAGCCGTAGAATTCCCTAACGGAGGTTGCCCGGTTTCCGCCGTTCTTTCGCTTCTTATTATCTGGATCATTATAACAGCACGTTACACTTCCGTCAGAAGTGTCAATAGGATTGGGAGTAGTGTCTCCGTTGTCTATCCAGTAGCCGCTATAAGGACCAAATGCTCCTTCAAATACGTGTCGAACCTGCCTCGGGTCACCATTTGGGTATATCTTTTCACACGGAGTACCGGATGTTACATCCCGAACGTCCGTACAAAGACGACTTTGATAACAGCCCGAATTGGAAGAAGTAAAACCCCCGAAACAAACATTATAATTATCGTACTCACCGTATGGCTTACTAGGATCAGGGGGACCTCCCGGGCCCGGAGTTCCTCCTCCTCCGAAGATGATCGGCCAAGGCCAGATAACATCCCACCAGCTACGACCCTCTCTGAACTGAACATCGAATCTACTTGGAGCTGCTCCGTCAGAGGGTGCCAAGGCTCTGTCTATATCTGAGGCTTCAATTCTGTCAGACACATCGGTGCCCGCACTATCCGCAGCGCCTTGTGCCTTGGAGTTAGGAGCATTGTCTCCAGTTCCGAGCTTCCCGGTATTCGAATCGTATTTAGGATTGCCCGCCCGTATGGAACTCTTCTCCGAAGTGCTGGTAACAGACTTGGTCCTAGTGTCCCCTGCCTCATTAGAAGCGGGAACATTTACGGAAGAAATTGTATCCGAGGCTTTTGTGTCAGTAGCATCTTGATTAGCAGAGTCTGTTCCTAGTTTGGAATCAATACCCTGAGTTACCCCTCCTGAATTTCTATTACCTTTAGGGGTCCCGTCTGGATTAAATTCACCAGCCGAACCATCTACTTTTGTAAAAGCCATATCTTTTCTCCCTAGTCTGTTTATGTTATAAACTTATTTTACATAGTTTCTGTTAAAACTCTATCTAGAGTACAAACATTATCATGAGTTTTCTTATTCTTTGCATAAGCTCGGAGACTAAGAGGCTTGTATTCTCCATGATGCCAGAGCTTCTTGCTACTACCGTCAAAGGTCATGCAATTGCAAGAGAAATCAACCTCTACGGATTCTTCATCAATTCGCACAACCTGTGCGATAGAATATTCGTGTCAGTCAAAAGGTTCTTTGCCCGGTAGGGGGAATTTAGTTCTTTCAACCCAATCTCCTAATTTTACCATCTTTATATCTCTCCGATCTTATTTTTTTTTAAAAGTTAGACTTACGCTTGAAAACTACTACCACACCCACAGGACTTAACTGCATTCGGATTCTCAAATGTGAACCCACGTTTGGAGATATCGGAATAATAGTCCAAAACAGTTCCGTCTAAATATAAATCGCTTTTTCTATCTACAATAATATCCACCCCATATTGATTGGATAGAGTATCCTTTCCTTCATCGTATTCTAAGTCAAATGTAAGTTTGTACTCAAACCCAGAGCAACCGCCACCTTTAACGGCGACTCTCAAGTAGTGACCTTCTTCCTTGGAATTTTTAACTTCTTCTGCTGCAGCTTCCGTTAATTTAATTGTCATTTGAATTATCCTTATGATTAAGCGTTCCAGAAACAGGGACAAGAACCCTGCCATTCTTTTTGTACACTCCGCGCCTTTTGAAAGTAAATATTTCCCCTGTCCTTGGGTCTTCGTATTTATACCCAGCAGAACTAGGGCCTTGGTCCTCATCTGGCTCAGGAGAATCTATAACCTGATCTTTTTCCTTAAGAGCTTTCATGTACTCTTCATGGGTTTTTCCGGGCATATGAACAACCTTACCTTTTTCATCTTTGTGAGTATGGGTTCCTTTAAGCCCTAGCTCTATCCCTCTTCTTTTGGCCTCTTCAGGACTATTAAACATATCCCTTTCAGCCTGAGCCTTAAGCTTAAAATATTCTTTAACATATTCAAACATCATAATATTACTTTTGCTTCTCCTTCCAATAAATACCTAGGTCGTCCGCCATTGTCTGTCCTCATAGTTTCTTTGTCTATTCCAAAATGATCGAACAGGGTTGCTTGAAGATCAAGTGGTCCGTAGGGTTCACTAATAGGGCTGTATGAACGATCAGCCTCTCCAATTGTTCTACCTGATTGGTATTTTCCACCAGCCATTAACATAGGAGTCATTGAAGGCCAGTGATCACGACCTACTGTTCCATTTAGTTTTGTTCTTCCAAACTCACCAGTGACAACAAGAAGTACCTTCTCACTCAGCCCTCTCTCTTCAACATCCTGAAGAAAGGAAGCTATAGCTTTATCTACAGGTGGAACTTTGGTTTTCATTGCTGAGCCTACATTGGAGTGCATATCCCACCCTCCATAATGAAGAGTTACAAAGCGAGTCCCATGCTCTGCAAGTCTTCTTGCTAATAAGAGTTGGTCTCCAATGGCGTTCTTACCGTATGCTTCTCTAGTTTTTA